GGCTGATATTGACAATTGGGAGGCTTTTAAAACAAAAAATATGCGAAGTGATGGCTTTGCAAAGGTTATTGATTATATAGAAAAAACAATAAAAAATCAACAAACTATAGGCATAGTTACAGGAATGTACTATGCGACGGTTAAAACACGGCATTTGATGTGAAGATTTTTTTTTATTTTTGCAAAAAAAATGTAAACTATGAAAAGGACTTTTTTGTTAATGTTGCTCTTAGCAGTTTTTGCTCTTAGCAGTGCACAGGTAATGTGTGTCAAGGTGTATGAGGATTTGGATCGTTGGAAAAGGCTAAAGCAAGAAAATGTTATTGCTTGGGCAACTACACTAAAAGATTCTGCATTTTATGGCTTTAACCAAGTTGACGAATTAGAAGGTGAATATGTGATTCTGTTGGACTCTTCTCGTAAGGTGGCGGATTTGAAGGATATCACTATGGATTTTTTCAGCAAAAAATTCACGCTCACGTCGCATTGGAAAAGTGACATAAAAAACAGAATGGAGCTAAAGGAAACAGGCACTAATTCGATGTATTTTCATGCAGTATATACAAAAGCGTCTTACTTGGCTTCTGGGTTAGCGGAACATGTCATTGATATTGATGTTGTTTTTATCGTGAAGTTTAAGGAAGACAAAATTAAGATGACAATCGCTATACCAAGTTATCAATATTATAGCGGAACAAAAAGCGACGTAAGGAAGATTGGCGTATATCCGCCGTTTCAGTCGTATGGGACAAGTCGGAAGGAGCGTAGAGACGACACGTTTTTTTGCAAGGCATACATTAAAGCATGTGAATGTATTCTTGATTATACAAAATCGTATTGCGAATACTTAAATAAAAACTTAGGTGAGTGGTAGAGCGAAAGTATAAAAAAACAAAAAAATGCAGGATTACAGTCCTGCATTTTTTTGTTTCGATTTTTGTTATGGCTGTTTTTTATGATTCTTAAAAAGATATATTTGTGGCGTTTGAATATATGTGACAATGGAGGTAAGAAAAAGAATTAATCTAAGTGTTGATGTTGACACGTACAGTCGGTTGTCTCGATTTGCTAAGAGTCGACGATACAAGAATGAATGCGAACTGGTGATGAGCATGATAAATGTTATGCTTGATTGCCTTGTTCCTATTGAAAAAAAGCGTTTCGATATACCAGAGGACGATGCAATGTATATCAATGAAATGTTTGCTCAAATGTCTTATTCAGCAACAAAACAGGCAGATGGTGATGGAGGAGTCGCAATCACAAGAAGAAATAAAAAAAACAATGTATGAAAGTAGATGGAGTATATAGACGTTATATATCATCACGTCGATGGCTGAGGCTAAGACGTGAAAAGATGACTGTTTGCCCATTGTGCGAGGAATGTGCTAAGGATGATAGATGCACTGCAGCAACGGAAGTGCATCATCGAATACCTGTTGAGTCTGTTAAGTCTTACACGGAACAACAACGCTTGATGTTTGATTTCACTAATCTTATGTCGGTCTGTCATGAGTGTCATGTTAGACTTCATATAGGCTTAAAGAAGCAAACTAAAGAAGAAACCATAAAACGGAATAAAGACCAAGTAGAAAGAATCATTGAAAAATTTTTTGCTGATTAATGGGGGGGTGTTTTTTTTATAGGGGGGAGGGGGTGCAAACCCCGCCCCTAACCCTCTTTCACACACGTGCAATTTTTGGGGGCTTGGGGGGATAAGAAAAATGACAAAAATGACACACATATATGCGTAAGGGAACTAGAAATAAAAAAAAAGAAAAAATGCTAGAAGAATTATCTGCATCTAGGGGGATAATTAAAATAGCATGTGATCGATCGGGAATTTCTCGCAACACTTTTTATGAATGGATTAAACAAGATCCCGAATTCAAAAAAGCTGTTGACATTATACAGGAAGAGCAAATAGATTTTGTTGAAAGCCGTTTGTTGGATAATATCAATGAAGGAGATACTCAGGCATCTACATTTTATTTGAAAACAAAAGGAAAGGGCAGAGGTTATACAGAGAGAGATATCCCACAAACTTCTGCTGCATTAGTCCAAAACAACGCACCTGACATAGATGTCATGAAACTTGTGCAAAGTAAAATTGACGAATTGACAGCATTGCTCAAAGAACAAGGTCGATATTCTTCAGCTTACAACATACAAATCAAAATTGCGGCACAATTGTGTGTAAAGACAGATATGTTATTTGAGGAAACGTTGAAGCCAAATCATAAAGCGATAAATGTTCAGATATCACGTGAGGGGAATGAGCGAGAAACAATATCTGCAACAGAGTCTTTATATAAGCAATATGCAGTTCACTGTCAGACTGCATTGCGTGCATTAGGACTTAATACAGATGGTAAGAAAATAGAAATAGATGACGATTCTTTTGATCGTTTTTTTGAGGATATGAATAGAGAAGAAGAATGACAGAGGAACACAAACAGGAAGAAAGAGAGTGGAAACACAAAACAATCAGCGAATTGATAATGCTGCGTTGTTTAATGTTCACCACTTATCTACATGCATTTAATGTAGATGATAGATTGACTAAATACGTGCGACAAGTAATTGCATATCCGGCAAAACACAATTTGTATGAGTTGCTGGCTGTGCGTCGGTTTTTTTATTTGCTGGACAAATATCAGTTTAAAGCAAGTAAATTTAAAAAATTTGTTAAATGCTATGAAACTTTGAAGTTTAGCGGAATAAATGAACGTCGTCGCTATAAATTGACTCCTATTCAATGTTTCCAATACGCTAACATTTATGGTTTTGTCGACAATCAAGGTCGACGATTGACACGTGACGTGTATATATTTGTCCCACGAAAATTTAGCAAAACAACATCGACTGCAGGAATGGCCGTCTTTGAATTGTTCTGTGGCGAATATAATGCACAAGCATATTGTGCAGCAAATTCATACAAACAAGCAAAAATTTTATTTGATGAAATTCGAAAAATTCTTAAATCAATAGATCCAGGTCAACGACATTTTAAGATTAATCGAGAAATGGTTACATGGGATGATGGAAGAAAAGAATCGTTTTGCCAATGTCTAGCATCAAATTCAGACACACAAGACGGTTTGTTTGCATCTCTTGTCATTATGGATGAATATAGTCAAGCAAAAGATACTGCTGGGCACAATGGAGCAGATCTTAAAAACACATTGACTACATCTATGGGGCCACGAAAAGAACCTCTTACTGTTGTTATAACAACTGCGTCTAGTGTTATAGATGGCCCATGTGCTAGAGAGATCGCAGGAGTCAAAAAAGTTCTTAAGGGAATGATCATTAATGATCGAGTTTTTGCATCTTTGTTTATGCCTGATGTAGACGATGCAGAAGATGATCCAGCGACTTGGGCAAAAGTACAACCCCATATGGGCATTACTGTTGAGCCAGACTTTTATGAAGAAGAATACAAAAAAGCCCTTTTGTCTTCAGATTCAATGCTTGCGTTCCGCACTAAATTGCTTAATAAATTTGCAATTGATGAGACTTTAAGTTGGATATCACTAAAGTTTATTAAAGAACATAGTGTTGATAAAGATTTGTGTAGTTTACAAAGGGATTATCCTGACGCAATGTGTGCGATTGATTTAAGTGAAAGCGATGATTTTTCAGCGGTCACGTTTGGAATATATGATTATGAAAAAAAATCGTTTTTTTTTCATACAAAATATTTTTTTCCTAGAGGTGCTTTGGAGAAACATGAAAATCGACGTTTGTATGAAATATGGGCAGAGCAGGGATATCTAACGTTGACAGAAGGAGATGTTATAGATTATGAAGTAATTGCTAATTATATTCTTGACACGAATAAATATGTTCGTGTACTTAACATTGGCTACGACTCCTGGAAAAGCACTGAATTAATTAATATATTAGCGGCTTGCTTAGGTGCTGATGCTCCTTATGTGCTAAAGTCTGTGTCTCAGACTTATGGCAGTTTTAATGCACCTGTTGAATCGTTTGAGCATGGAATAAAAACGGGGAAAATTAAAATAAATCGCAATCCAATAAATGACTATTGTTTTGCGAATGCGGTTATTGATGTTGACAATATGGATAATAAAAAGCCAATTAAACGTGGGTCTGGAACAGGTAAAGGGAAAACAAATAAAAACAAGATAGATGGGGTAATAACTAAATTAATGTGCATGCGGTTGTTTATTGATTGTGTAAGATAATATTTAGCGGTTTTTTAATCGCTTTTTTATGTTTTTTGGCATAAAACAAACAAAAAACCGCTTTTCCCTTAAAAAAATGGTACCAAAATCACCTAAATCTATGTATAGTAGAGAGCATAGATTTTATGGGAATATTTAAAGCCATTGGAAATATATTCAAACGTAGTACTCAAAATGGGCAAAGAGAAGATTCTTCTTTGCCTAGATTGGGTGCATCCACGATTTTTACGACTGCTACAGGAGGCAATCCGCTAAATATTTCAACAGTATATCACTGTGTTGATTTCTTATCAAGCAAAATTGCAGCATTGCCAATCCAATATATGCGATTGAAAGGAGATATCTATGTCGAAGACAAAGAACATCCATTGCATTATCTTTTGCAGGTGCAGCCTAACCCGGCAATGTCTGCTTTTGATTTTTGGAAAATGGTTGTTCAGTACGTGTTGTTGAGGGGTAATGCTTATATTGTTCCTGTGTATGGTGGAGAACTCTTTTATTCTTCGTTGGCACTGCTAGACCCCGACAATGTTACACATAATACAGAAAATGATACTTATACGATTATAACTAGTAATTTGACGTTAAATGAAGATGAAGTAATACACATCAAGAATTTTAGTTTAGATGGCAAAAGGGGGTTGTCAACCTTAACATATGCAAGACTTACATCAGATATTGCATTAGTATCAGATAAAGAGTCTCTTAATCGAATGGAGGTAGGAGTAAGAGGAATTGTTTCTAATGCAAGTGGAGATGTACGTGGGTTTGGTGCTTATCAGGATAAAGAGCTTAAAAAAACGGCTATAGATTTAGACGCTCGATTTAGAGGAGGAGAAAGAATTGTTAGTTTGCCAGGACAAACACAGTTTTCGCCAATAGCTCTAACGTCTGCTGATATGCAATTTTTAGAAACTAAAAAGTTTAATTTGAGAGACATATGCCGTTTTTTCAGCGTGTCACCAATTTTTGTTTATGATGATTCAAGCAACAATTACAAGACAGCAGAATTGGCTAATGTAGAATTGATGTCTGATACGTTGTACCCCTTTTTAAGGAAAATAGAACTTGAATTGCATCGCAAACTTGTGCCTCGTTCATTGAGTTGTAAACGACAATTTAAATTTAATTTGCTTGATTTGCTGGCTTGTGATTTGGACAGTAAAGTCAAGTATCAGACTTCTACGATTGCGGCAGGTCTTGCAACAGTCAATGAGTGGAGAAAAAAAAGAAAACAAGCCAGCTGTTGAAGGAGGTGACACAGTGTTAGTGTCAGCAAACCTTAAAAGTCTTCAAAATCTTATAAATGAAAATAAACAAAATGGGGAAGGACAAACAGGTATTAATTAGACGCACACTTTACACGGCTAACACTCTTCACATAAGAGAAAGTGATGGCGAGAATAGTCGAAAAATAACAGGGTATGCGATTTTATTTAACACACCATCTTCAACCTTGTATGAAGATAGTGAGGAAGTGATAAGAGAAGTTATATCACCATCCGCAGTTACGCAGGAGTTGTTAGATCAGAGTGACATTAAAATGACTTTGTTCCATGATCGGCATTTAATTTTAGCCCGATCTAAATCCGGTGCAGGTTCTCTAACTTATCACATTGATAATAAAGGGGTGAGCTTTGAATTCGATGCCCCACATACAGCCGATGGAGACAAAGCTGTAGAACTAGTTAAGAGAGGGGATATTGATGGTTGCTCTTTTATGTTCGCAACGAGATACTATGATGAAGACTATGTGTCTAGAACCGTAAGTGCTAGAGATGGAAAATACGAAAAAATTTTTACTGTCAATAAAATTACAGGCATATATGACTTTACTCTGACTCCAGACCCTGCCTACCCAGATACTAGTTGTCAAGCTAGAGAACTGGTAGATGCGTTAAGAGAGAAAAAAGAAATGCCAGATGACATTGTTTGCAGACAAGTTGAAGAAATGCGACGCAATGCACATTTAAGAATTAACTAAAAATATATAATATGACAAAAACAACAAAAGAATTGTTGCAAGCATTTGAGAAGAACCAGAATCGAATCAATGAGATTGCAGATACTTGCGAACGTGAAAACAGACCTCGCACAGAGGCAGAGGATGTTGAGTACAAATCAATTCTGCAGAACAATGAAGTCCTAAGAATGCGAATGCATACTGTCGCATTAGGTCAGTATGGACAGAATTCTAACGAATTTAACATGCGAGAAGCAGACCGCATTGTTCGTGACAATGTCTCAAAGGGGCAGCCTACGACAATTTTAATTTGTCGTGACTTGGTGATGGTTGCTGACGCTAAAGCAGGTGGTATTGTTCCAATTAAAATTCAGGATATTATCGAACCTCTTGCTGAAGGATTGATTATCGACAAAGTTGGATTGCCTATGCCTACAGGTTTGGCAGGTGATTATGTGTGGCCAGTTTACGAATCTGTAGAAGCAACAATCCAAGGTGAAGGTGTTGCGTTGACAGATACAGAGATTTCACTAAGCAAACTGACCGCTTCGCCACAACGTATTGGTATTGCAATTCCTGTTACAAGACAGACTATCAATCAGTCTGATGGCGTGATTGAGATGATTGTTAAACAGTTAATGCCGCTTGCATTGTCTAAACTGATTAACAAAATTATGTTGTCTCCTGATAAAGTCACAGGAGCAACAACCTTAGTAGGCCCTTTTGTTGCTCTTAAAGAGACTGCAAAAGCAATTGGCCTAGAGCCGACGTTCCGAGACTACAATGGCATGAAAGCGGATGTGCTTAAAGAAGGTGTCGATGGTACGGCATTGTGCTGGGTAATGACACAATCTCAGAAAGCGATTGCTGAAGCAACTCCAAAAGATACTGGCTCAGGAATTATGGTATGTGAGAATGACAAGATCGCTGGTCTTCCTGTTTTTTGTTCAAATTACATTGGCGAACACATTGGCCTTGGAGATTGGAGATATCAGCCTCTTGGACTGTTTGGCGATATCTCGTTTATTGTCGATCCTTATTCTCAGGCAAGAAAAGATGCTGTAGATTTTGTGCTTAATGCTAATTATGGCACAACAACACTGCAGTCTAAGGCATTCAAACTTGCCAAGGTCGCTCCTAAAGAATAACTTCATAAAACGAACTGATATATGATGCTGAGCCTGGAGACTGTTAAGAAGCATGTGAGATCTGATGATTTTGCGGATGATGATGAATATCTGCAGATACTCACAGAGGCAGCTGAAGAACATATTGCCAATGTGACTAACCGCTCGATAAATGAACTTACAGAAATGAGCAGCGATGGTGTGTCTTTACCCAGACCAATACAACAGGCTGTGTTGTTGCTTGTAGGACACTGGTATAACCAAAGGGAAGCGGTTGCTGGAACACAGATGACAGAAGCCCCTCACACTCTCCAGGCTCTAGTTAAGCCATACGTTAAACTAGTAGAAGAATGAGAGCAGGGGCGATGAAGTACCGTGTCGCATTGTTAGAACCCGTGACAGAGAAAGATTTGTATGGCTCTGAGAAAATCAAGTATGTTGAGACTCGTACCGTACATGCGGAGCGTGTATCTGTGCAAGGAAATAGATCTGATGAGTTGGGTGAACATTTCCCCGATTATTCGGTAAAATTCAACATCCGTGACATACATCATGTATCTGAGAATTGGAGATGTCGACAACTGGGTGGCGAATTGTTTACGATTGTGGCTATTATTCCCAACATAAATCGAGGGTTTAACACTTTAATTTGCGAGAGAGTCAATGAGTAAAAGTGTATTGTCTGCAGGTAAAATAATTGGTAATGTTTTAGAGAACAATACAGAAGTTCGTAGCCGTGTCTCTAAAATATTCCCAATTATGAGCAATAAAGCTATATTGCCATATGTGTATTATCGTCGAGTCGGGTTCTCTCAGATTCCACAAAAGGTTGGTAGGGGGGCAGATACTGTTGTGATTCAAGTGGCGTGTTGCACCGCTGACTATGAATCAAGCGTTGAATTAGCGGAAGCTGTAAGGAATGCGTTAGACTATCAACAAGCGGAATTTGATGGACAAGTGATGCGTTCGTGCGTACTGACAGACTGTGATGAGACATGGAGCGATGACGCTTTTGTACAAAATTTGATTTTTACAGTTAAAATATAAATAACATGGCAAAAACTGGATATGTTAATGGTAGCGATTTGCTGTTGTATGTAGATGGAAAGGCGGTCGGCTCTTGCACATCGCATCAGACTACATTCAATTCTGAGACAAAGGAAAGAGCGGTTAAGCCGCCAGCGAAACAAGGAATGAAGTCTGGACTATGGAAAAAGAAAGGAGTCACAGGACTAAGTTTCTCAATTTCTGCGGATGGTCTTCTTTTCTATGATGAGACTGAATACGGTTTCAAAAAATTGTATAAGCTATGGAAAGAAGCTAAGAGTGTCGAGGTGAAGTGTATGGAGCGTTCAGAAGATGGAGACACTGATACTAATGGAGAGCCTTATCTTCGTGGTATGTGTATCATCACGTCATTGCAGCAGAATGCAGCGGCTCAGGACGATGCAACATACTCCGTAACATTGGAAAACGATGGAGAACCGGACGAACTTGATGAGTCAAAGATCACTGAGGGTGTCCCTGGTGAATAAGTGTTAAGTTACAACTAACTAAAAGCGG